CTCTCGCGCTCAAAGATGGCGTTATTAGATTAGAAGATTTCAGCCGTGAATTTAGCGCAAACAACGAGGAAATAGTTGCAGAGGTTCAGGCTTCTATTTTAATCGCTAAACACGCCTTTGATGATGCTGAGTTAGCTAAGGTTAAATCTTTGGGTAAGTCTGTTATCGCAATGGATAGGCTTTACGATCAATCTGCGGATAGTGGTAAATCTGCGGCTGATAGACTTAAAGAAGCCTACATGGGCGCGTTCGGAGCGTCTGAGGATGCGGCTACGACAGCCCTAGCCAACATGGGGTTAGAGACTGAGCGACTTGCTCAAATATTCGACACTTCAAGCAATGAAATACTAGCCACATTAACAGGCGTTGCGACCGATGGCTTAGGTCTATTCGGTCAAAGCATATCCGAAATGGGTACGCAAGCTGACGCGACATTCAACCAGATAGAGCAGAGAATTAACGGCGTATCTGTAGCGGCTCAGAATAGCGCTGGCCAGGTTGTTAATGCCTACGATGGAGCATACGACAGAGTGCAAAGCAGAGACGATGCGTTCTCAAGAAGGCTACTCCAAAAGCTAGACCAGATCACGGATAACTCTAGTGTTACTCGTGGTAACAGCCAGCCACTAGCGGGAATTTAGATGACGGCTCAAACTATCCTGGCAAGTAATCGGGCGGTTACGATTGTTTTAGAAGTTCGCACCGATAACACAAAGGTTATTCCGGCATCTTATTCTGATTGGGTGGGCGGCCCGTCTATGCTTGCTTATCCTCTAGGCGTGACGGTTGAGGATAATAGTTTGTTGTATTTATCGACTGGCGCGGTTGCTGGTTTAGCTTATAACGAAGTTGTGTTTAGCGACTTCTTTGTTGAGCGGTCACTAGCTGCACCGTTCACAGGTGGCGGTGGTTTATCCATTAACGGATTGCCTAACGCTCCGAGTTTTGCGGGGCTAGACATATTTGTGGCTGGCGATGATTTAGAGCTTTACGCTAGAGATTGGGAGAATAAGCCGTTTACTCTTTACGTTGGTTATGAGGGTGATGATTGGGCTAATTTCGAGGTTTACTTTACAGGTAAGACTATCGGACACTCATTGATTAACGATGGTATTCAGGTTGACCTAAGCCTTAATCCCACAGGGACAGACAAGCTATTTCCTGTTAATCGCTTTGATGATGGGCGCGTTAAGCCTTATGTATTCGGAGCGGTTAAGAACATCAAGCCAGTAAAGGTTAACCCGGACGCTGACGATGGATTATGGCGATTCCACGACGGCACTGTAGGCACTACAGATACAGAGTGGGCCGCTCTGCCGTATTGTGTTATAGATTTTGAGCGTGACATTTATGCTGGCATTATAGATTTTCAACTTTTCGATGCAGCAGTATTAGGTGTAGATGTAGATGAGGACTCTCTGTATGATTCATCTACAGCGACAAACGCGCTGCCCGACGACATCTCGACCAGTACAGGCGCCGTAAGCGTAGAGAGCGACCACATATTGGTGACTTTGCCAAACCAAGACTCACCAACAACATTTCCCGACGAATGTAGAATATCGTTACAGTCTGAGGCTGCTCTAGCTGGGCTGAATTACGATATCGAGATTGATATTAGCTTAGACGACTCATCGACAGTCGATAGCTTTCAGATGAGCGGATTTTATAGTAATTATCAAAACAAAACGATAACGAGAAGCGTTCAAACATATAAAAGACTAAACAATATAACAACTTCTTATTATAGCTACAAACTGCAACACTCTTGGCTTCTGTATAAAAATTCAAGTCAAAACTCAGAGACAATAAAATTAAGAATTTACGGCGCTAGGCTAATACCTAGACGAATTTCAGGCGCAGACGTTCAGGCTTTTAACGCCTCATCTGCAACGCCTTCGGGGTTTTCTGCTATTCCAACATATAGAGTTGCAGATGTTTTAGCACATGGCCAAGTCCCCAATTTTGTCTCTATCTATGACGACACTGGACTTATCAGAGTAGATTCAGAAAATACAGATTTCGTCATGAAAGCTGTAGGCGACACCACAAACAACGACTTAGTCGCGGCTTGTCAGTATATCTCAACACAAGCTAACGGCTCTGATTCACCTGTCACGTCTAGCATAACATCGCCTACCGTTGGCGTTTATTGCGATAAGGCTAAACCTATTGTGGAGTGGTGGCGTGAGTGGTGTGATGCTGTAGACGTTTACCTTGATGTAAGCCTAACGACTTCAACTACCGACCTTAAAAGACGATTCAATAACCAAGTTTTTGATGCTGATGGTGTCTTGAATGTAACGGATTCGTTTAGCTTTACCGAGGACGACATGCTTACATTTAAGCAACTGGCAAACGAGGCAAGCGTTAGCCAATACGAGGTTAGCTATAAATACAACCACGAAAGACCAAAGGACAGCCCAACAGCAACCAACATAAACCCATTCGCAAGGTTAAACCAAGTGAAGCGAATTGATACGGTTCTAGTTAATCAATCAGACGCTACGGTTGTTGCAGAGCTTAATAACAGGGATGGCAACAAGCGAAGTTTTTATGAGTTTGAGGTTGCGGGTGCGGGCCATGGTCTATCACCTAATGACACTGGCTTTATAAGCCACTCAAAAATCAAAGACGGGAAGTTCACGCTCAGGTTTGTTCGCGAATATCCGTTACAGAAAAAGACATTATTAAAGGGCGTGAAGAATGGCTAATTTCGCAATATACGCGCAAGCGGCAAGTCTATCGGCTTTGAAGGTTGGCGCTAGTGCCTCACCGACATCATATACGCAGATAAGCAAGACTCAACGCTTCTCATTGCCGGGCGGTGCTACTGATGAGGTTAAGCTAGAGTATTCAGCGACTCAGACTTTTAACGCTGTAGCTATCACTGGATTAAATCAATTTCCTACTGTAACGGTTACAAAGACGTTAAGCGCGGCCGATACAAGTCTAGGCACTATAAGCGGCTCAACTTATTCGGCAACGAGTCGAGCGCGGAGTACGTTTAACGCTTTGCTAATTTTCTCTGATGAGTCGGCTGATGATATTACGCTGACCTTTAGCACACCTTACCCTACTAGCTTTAATACGGTTTTTGCTGGCTATCTATCATTCCAGCCTACTACTAACTTTCAGCGCGGCGTTAATTTCACGACTAATAGCCAGATGGACTCATTACAAACTAGGTCGGCAACGTATCACTCCACAAGGTCAAGGCTTAGAGAATTTAGCCCACAAATGGCGCTGCTCACTGACGAAGAGTTTTTTGATGTTGAGTTTACTAAGTCGCAAATAGACGACTCTAATTGCCTAGTGGTTTTAGATTCAGCAGATACAAGCCCTGAAAAGTGGATGATAGCTAACATTTTTGGCGGTGATGGCAGCTTGTCAGGCGAAGGAACAAACTCACAAAACTTAAACTTTATGGAAGCGCAAAAATGGCTTTAGAATTAGCAAGCGGTGCAAGAGAGACTTGCACAGCATCAGGAAACGACTTTACATTAACAGGCGCGACAAGTGGCGCTATTGACTGGCTGGCGGCCATCACTAAAACGGCCTTAACTGTAGATGGTTCGACGGTGTACGCTTATGCCTTCGAGTCAGCCGACCCTAGCACTTACGAAGTCATGGAGATGACTTATAACAGCGCGTCAAATAAGCTCGTGAGAGTTAGCACTAATCACGGATCAAATGGTGCAAGCGCGGTTACTTTTGATACAAACACAAGCGCGGTTATTATCTATCGCGTGCTGACTGAGTTTGATATTACGCCACGAGATATCAGGCGACTGCAAAAAGTTAGAAAAACTACATCCGATTTAGGGACATTAACCACAGACCACGCAACAACCACTTACGTCGCTGGTCATACTACGTCGGTCACGGTGATTCCATCAGAGTCTGGCTCTGTTCTGGATGTTGACTTTTTTGGTAAGTATCGGACCGAGGCTAACGCTTCGAGCTCAAGCTCAAGAAGCAATTTAAGACTCTATTATAAAAACTCGGCAGGTACTTGGACTGGCATTGGCGACGCTATGCTTGTTGGCGAGTTCTCGGATGCTGCGAGTGATGCTAACGCGGGGCTCGATGGCGTTTATTACCACAGTGTAGAGCTAGACGACACACAGCAGAACGCAAGCGGTAACTGGGAAGTTAAAATTTACGTCGCTATACAAGACGCTGATACTAATGTCACGTTAGTTTCAGGGAACTTTAAGTGCGTCGAAGAAAAGTATTAGACGCTTGATCGAAAAAACAACACCACTCCGCCGGAGTTAGCGGCTTTTTTATGAAAAATCAAATACTAGAACAGTCTCAAAATATAAGCTGGGTCGGCGCTACAGTTGGTGTTGTCGGTGGAATAACACTGACCGAGTGGATGGCGTTGGGCGGTTTCATTCTAGCCTTGATCGGCGCGGCTGTTAATTTTTGGCATAAGTACAGCTTGGTACAGATAGAGCGAAAACGGTTCGAGATGGAATCGAAGGACGGCTAATGACTCACGCCTTGCACCTTGTCGGCTACTCGCTTCTAGCTGTGATAACTGGATTATGTGCGGTTTTGTTGGTTTTCTATTTTATGTTTGTCTTTGTTGAAGTGGCGATAGAAGAAAGAGAATGAATTTAACAAAACATTTCACTTTAGACGAATTAACGCGCAGTCAAACGGCGATTAGGCTCAACATTAGCAACACGCCAGCCAGCGAAATTGTATTCAATCTCGGACGGTTAGCGCATCAATTAGAAGTTATCCGGTTAATAGTCGGCAAGCCTATTCAAATAACCTCAGGCTTTCGTTCTTACGCACTCAATAACGCTATCGGCGGATCTAAAACAAGCGACCACATGAAAGGCCGAGCGGCTGATTTTATTGTCGATGGAATGACTCCAGCCGAGGTTATAGAGGCGGTCAAAGACTTCGTACCTCACAAGCAATTAATTGAGGAATTTGGTCGGTGGGTTCACTTCTCAATACCTGAATCCTACGGCGGTGAAGTTTTACTGGCAACAAAAAATAATGGCAAGGTGACTTATGAACAGGCTTAAACCCTGCACATGCGGAGAGCGTGATTATTGCTCTGCTGATTACAGCGTATCAATTCGCGGTGTGATTAGCCGAAGCGCTAAAAACTTAATGGCTTGCGGCAAGGTCAGGCGAGCAATAGAAAAAACTAGGAAGGTGGTAAATCATGAGCGAGCAATTAACTAAGTTCAAAACGGAATGCTTGAGCTTTCTGCGCGAGTTCGACGAGTACGTTCTGCCGGGCTTAAAGGTTTACATCTTAGCCGTGGTTGTCGTGGTGTCTCTGCTCGTGTTACCTGAATCCAAAATAGCGGCATTCGTGGCGATTATGAGCGCGGTCGGTGTAGCACTATTGCGGTCGGTGAAATGAGCATATTTAAATGGCTAGGCTCAATCGCTAGTGACACGTTCGCAAATAACGGATTGTCGGTAATCGTCACCGTTTTGGGCGTGTTAGCTCTAGGCGGTGGCTACCTACACTTTACCCACAAGCTCGAAAAGGTGGAGCTAGCGCGACAATGCGAAGTCTACCGAGAGGCCGCACAAGACAAAATCACGCAACTAAATCGGAGTAATTCCAATGTTACCGAAACGATTGAAAGCATCGACCCTGATAATCTTAATGATTGGGTCGAGCGCATTAATGGGATGCAGCGCAAAGCTGACTAAAGACCTACAACCCACCAAAACTTACACACCTATTCTGATAAACCAGAATCCCACGACAACCGACCTAGCCATTGCATTGACGCAGTGTATAGCCGACCGCGAATTACTCTATTTAGATTTCGAGCGCATACAGAAAAACGAACAAAAGGTTAATAAGAGATTATGGGAAATATGGAAGTAGTAATAGGCATTATCTTAATCCTGGTTATCGGCGCAATAGTCAAGACAGCAAAGGATAAAAAAGAGCGCAAAGAGTTCAACGAGCGCGAGACACCTGCACCGACCCCATTAATTGCAGATTTACCAGTGGGTAATTACTGCATTATTGATGAGTGTACGCCAGAGGTCGCAGCAGGGCGCGAGACTAATGGAGCGCAGGACGTTCAGGCTCAGTTGTATCTGCTTATATCCGAGACAGGCACTAAACCCGCTTTTATTGGGGTTTCATGTGGCGAGCATGGGGTAAATAAACAGCCCACCATCAACGCTATAAAAGAGCTATGCCTAAACATTCCGATACTCGAAGGCGCACCGACTTACGCAGGCGCAAAGTCTGAGTTAAGCGATGCGATTGTAGAACATACCAAAAAGGGTGTATTCAAAATCTATCTCGGATCTCCTGCAGGCGATGTTGCTAGAGCTTTCAAAGATGGGGCGCACATTCATAATATCAAACTACCTCGACTGCTAGAGCATACATGGAACGAGCATATAAATTATGTATCGGCTAAGTACGTTTTAGACCGATTGCAAGACAAATCAGGCGCGGTGACTGAATACTACGAGCTCATCAAGCGCAGTAATTTACCTCCAAAATTCCAAGATACGCACACTTTTATAAACCTAAATCGAACCCTAAAGGCATGGGATTTAGCTAATAGCCCTGAAATTCTAAAGCGTAACCAAGAGTTAAATGCAGGGATTAAAGACAACACTGGAGTCTTGCGAATCGCTGACGTTCTATGTGTAGCTAAGGATTTAGGTTTCGAGAAAGACATTGCGCGGACATTTAACGGTATTCAGCACGGAATGGATATTTGCAAAGATCGAATTGCTTTAGGCGCGGTAGAGAATCTAGTTCAATCTACGCCTCCACTATCAAGTCTGGATATGACCCCCATAAACCGCGATACGTTCAATGAGTCTAATTGCAAGGTATACGGCGGCACTCGCAACCCATTCAGATACGCTCAAACTTCCACAATACAAAGCGCATCAATAGGCATTAACAGCCACACCATACGCCACAGTAAGGCAGGCAAGTGGAAGGGTAAGACTTACCAGGCAGGGCGTAAAATTGATGGTACCCATGGCATTGTTAGTTATGACCGCGAGACAAAGCAGTGGTATGTGTTTATGTTTGAGTACAGCGTAATAGGCGAGCCAAGACGACCAAAGGGCTGGCAGTTTCTTAACTGGATTCAGCAGGGCGACCCGGTTGGTTTAATCGCAAGCACTAACACCAGGAGTCCGCAATGGGATGTTCGGGGCCAAGCGAACGAGCGCACTAATATTCAGTGGGTTACAGCGTGACCCTAGACGAATTATTCCCTAACGTAGCCGCGCAAGTAAAGGCGGCTCTAGCTTCAAACGCCGATCAATACGGCGAGGGGCTGACATACGGCAAGCACCAACAGGAGTTAGATAAGGCGGTGAGTCATTTAATGCAGTCACTCATCAATAACGATAATTCTGAGGATGGTACGACTCATCGAGTTAGTACATTGATTCGGCTGGCAAAGGTGATTGAATTAGATGCGATTACAAATATCGACTAATCGAGCTGAGAAAATAGCCCACCATTGGGACTCAGACTCGACACTGTTTGAAAATATGCGTTCTGCTGGCTTAAAAGTTAATGACAGGCGCAGTATGCACCGATACCGCAGACAAGCCGAAGAAATTACCGGGCAAAAGTTAGACCTCAACAGCCCACAAGCACACCAGCAAATTGATTGCCATTCCACACTAAACCTCACAGACGCTCGAAAGCATAAGACTTTCGTGATCACCTCACACACTAACGACTCCCCGATTGTTGACGCATTTTGGGATTCTCTACAGCTTTTCTGTCAGTCTAAAAGCGCACAGCTATTAGTCGTTCCCCTAAGATACCAGAACAAAACCGCTATGAATGCGGTCGCTGATTATCAGTGGGATGAGCGGATCTATCCTTATGCGGTTACAAAAGACTTTCACATACACAAGCACCTTGTTATATCGGGCCATAAACTAAACGCGACTACAGTTAATCCGTTAGCTGGTAAGCAAGCATTAAGCGGTATTAAAAGCGCGGTGTATGGGCATCCACAAGTCGCATTGCAGAATGTGGGTACACCTAAAGACGAATTGCCTAAGTCTATGATGACTACAGGCAGTTGCAATAAGCCAGTTTATTCATCAAGCGAGACAGGCGGGAAAGCGGCTTTTAATCATTCGGTTTCCGCGGTAATAGTTCACTTAGTCGGTAAAAGGTACTTCTTTACTCAGTTAGGCTTTGATGGTGAGGGATTCCAGTTTCTAAACGAGTATTGGACACCAGAGGGCGTAGAGAATCGACACGCTGAGATTGTTCACGGTGATATACACGCATGGTATGAGCGCAAAGACGTTACTAAATCAAAGCTAAGAATCATTGATAGGGTAAAACCTACTACTCAAATATTCCATGATTTACACGATCAGCACATCGGCTCACATCATGCCACTATTCGCGAAAGAGTAGAGCAAGCACTAAAGGGTGAAGTGTCGATTGAAAAAGAGGTGAGGTTATCCATTGATTACCTGGAGCGCATCGGCAAGGGTACGAAAAACCTAATTGTCGGCTCTAACCACAATGACCATTTAGACCAATGGCACGGATCGTATAAGGTAGAGCGCGACCCATATAACGCAAAGTTTCACGGCTGGCTTTCTAGCCAGATTTACGGCACTGACAGGAATTGTCTACAGGCTTGCTTTGATGAATTTGGTTGTAAAGTTCATTATGAATTTATATCAAGAAACAAGCGCCACAGCATATCAGGCGTGGATACCTCACAGCATGGTGATAAAGGCGTGAACGGTGCAAGGGGAAGCGCACAAGGGTTTAGCATGACTATGTTAAAAACCATGATCGGTCATGGCCATTCTGATGGAATATTTAAGGGATGCTGGCAAGTAGGCACGAGCGCAGATGGGATGACCTACGCTAACGGCTACAGCACATGGACGCTCACGGATGGGCTAATATACCCTAACGGCAAACGCGCACTAATCCGGCATATTAACGGCAAGACTATTGCGGATTATCTGTAAGTTTATCCGCGTCCAAGTGTAAACTTTATCCGCGTCCAAGTGTAAGCTAGGCTTATCCGCGCTAGGGTGTAATCTAGGCATCAAAGAGCGGCTTAGTGTAAGTTTACATTCGGTTATGTGTAGGTATCCATAGTACCTATCAGCGTTCAATTTTAAACTCGTTCAATAATCGCGAACAGCCTTGTAAATTGAACATGGCGCGGTGTATTTGCATGGTTTATCGGGGCGGCTTAGGGGCTTGTTCACTGAAAGCCAAAAACTCATCAGCTAGATTAAACGCAACCTTTATTATTCGCTTTCTGTTTGGCTTAAGGGATAAGTCGCCTATAATTTTTGCTCTTAGCATTATGTCAGGAGCGCAAAGAATTTCTAACGCTATTTTTTCTCGCTTACTTAAATCACTCACTTCACCACCCCCACAAGTTCACGTCTAGGCGAGTACAATACGCCACCTTCAACGATAAAGCCCTTAGCTATCCATTGATATACTTGAGGCACTTTAACGCCTTGAGCCTTCGCAAATTCGACCTTTGAGCCGTTGTAATTAGCGGATATGTATTCGTCTAGGGTCATGCAAACTCTGCCATAGCTTCTTCGGCTTCAGCTTTAGTATTGTAAACGATAGGGCTGTCGTCACCACTCAGTAGATCAAATCGGTGGCAAAGCATTAGAGCATGGTCAGCCTCTTCTTCGCTGTCAAAAGTCTCAACAAGCGCAGGATTATTTCCACCTACTCCCCAAGTCCAAAGCTCTATGCCTTCGCGCAAGTGAAACCTTTTATTAATTCCGCTTGGGGTGGTTGTTTCTTCGGCAAATTCTAAGCAAAGTTCACGCAAAGTGATTTTCTCAATTTCGTTATCTTCGATGATGTAAAATGATTGGTCAAAATTTTCTGATTCGTAAAAGTTCATTGTCTTAATCCTGTTGGTTGATTCAATAAATACATATTAAGCGAAACACTTAACTATTGCAAGCATTATTTTAATATTTAGCGCAAATAATTACGCCTAGCCATATCTAAGCCATTTGCTCAACGATTAACACTCGTTTAGTGGTGGCGTTCTATTCATTCTGACTCATGTATAGCGCACATAGCGCCGTTATGGTATTTGTGTAGTGCGTTCATTGTCTTACTCCACTCATACGTTTAGTTTTAATCGTGCGGTTTTAGCGATACGTCACCGCACGATTTTTATTCAAAATTCATGCAAGATGGTTAGCCTTGCCTAATTTCGCTTATTGTGCTGTGCGTTAGTTCGCTTTTTGTGTTTCATTACTTTATGCGCGTGTTTTGTTGCTTGCGCCTAAGCCGATGCTTCAATCTCAGCCATTCGGTTAATCTCAGCTAAGGCATCCTCGTTACTCGCGTAGAAATTCAAAGCAAAAGGCAAATCTGAGCTTTTGCGATATATGAGATAAGCGGCTGTAGCTGTTGATGTTTTCTTTTCAAGCTCATACCCAGCATCCCCTGCAAGATGCACCGCCCAACCAGCACGACAATGGCTTGTGCCGCAATGCCAATCGCCCATTTTAAGTGCGCCTTTGTGTTTGGTCGCTTTCTGTATTTCTTGGTGAATGTTCTTAATGACAGGGACATTAAGGTATGCGCCTTCAAGGTATGCGCCTCTACGGTATGCGCCTGTAAGGTCTGCGCCTCTAAGGTTTGCGCCTGTAAGGTCTGCGCCTCTACGGTATGCGCCTGTAAGGTATGCGCCTCTAGGGTATGCGCCTGTAAGGTATGCGCCTTCAAGGTCTGCGCCTCTAAGGTTTGCGCCTGTAAGGTCTGCGCCTCTAAGGTTTGCGCCTGTAAGGTCTGCGCCTCTACGGTATGCGCCTGTAAGGTTTGCGCCTGTAAGGTCTGCGCCTCTAAGGTTTGCGCCTGTAAGGTCTGCGCCTCTAAGGTATGCGCCTTCAAGGTCTGCGCCTCTAAGGTCTGCGCCTGTAAGGTCTGCGCCGTCACTTACCGCCATAAAAACGGCCTGTTTAAGTTTTGCTTGCAGGGTTTTGTGCTTGCGTCCATCAACCTCTGTGGTGTAAATAGTTTTACCAAAATTGTTCTTAATTTCGTGCTTCATGTTATACCTCGGCGATACGTTTAGCGTTAAGTGTGTGGGGGTAGGCGTACATCAGAACGGAAGTGAATCTAAATCATCATCAAAGCCATTAGCCTGGGCGCGGCCCTGCGGATTAGCTTGCTTCGCCGATGGGTCGTGGGCCAGATTAGTTCCACCATCTTTATAAAAGACCTTCACATTACCTAGAATCGCGCCT